TATGGCACCAATGCCAACCTTGGCAGCCGGGAGCAGCTGGGAAAGTTACTTTTCAGCCATATGGGGCTTGCCAACGAACGCACCACGGCCAGCGGCAAGTTGGCCGTGGACGCCGTGGCCCTGGAGCAATGCCAACACCCGTTCGCCCGTAATTATATCAAGCTAGAGAACCTAAAGAAACTTCAAAGCACATACCTCCTGGGCGTGCGGCGGGAGGTTGCACCCTCCGGCCTCCTCCATGTGTTCTATAACCTACATCGGACCCTGACATACCGCAGCTCGTCTGAGGCACCAAATTTCCAGAACATACCAATCCGAGACCCAGAAATGGCGAAATGGATACGGAGGGCTTTTGTGCCCCGGTGCAACCGCCAACTACTTGAGCTTGACTTCAAGGGTATCGAGGTTGGGGTGGCGGCGTGCTACAACCTCGACCCACAGCTGATTTCATACGTGAAAGACAAATCGACAGACATGCACCGGGACACGGCGGCCGAGCTGTTTATGCTCCCGGAAACCGCCATACCAAAAAACGTGCGGCAGGCCGTCAAGGGTTCTTTTGTATTTGCCCAATTTTATGGAGATTGGTACGTCGCCTGTACGAAATCGTTGTGGGCCGATATCGAAAAGCTTGGCCTAAAAACGGCCGATGGTGTGTGCCTATACGAGCACCTGGCCCGGCATGGGGTGCGGGAGCGTGGCGAGTGCCGGGATAGCACCACGGCCACCGGTGGCACCTTCGAGGCCCACGTTAAATCCGTGGAAAAGAAATTCTGGAAAAAGCGGTTCAAAGTCTATGATAGATGGCGTGAGCAGTTTTACTCCGACTATCTTAAAAATGGTGGGTTTGCAACCCATACCGGTTTCTACATTACCGGGCTCTATGGGCGGAATAACGTGACAAACTACCCCATCCAGGGGTCGGCGTTTCATTGCCTTCTGTGGTGCCTAATACGGCTAGGCCGGCAGCTTCGCCAGCGGCGGATGCAAAGCCTGATTGTGGGGCAGATCCACGACTCTATGGTGCTTGACGTTGTACCGGCCGAGCTGGACGAAGTGGTGGGCATGGTGCAGGAGATTGTGCGGAGCCTGCTGAAAGAATGGCGGTGGATTATCGTACCGCTGGAAATCGAAATGGAGTTGGCCCCGGTGGGCGGCTCTTGGTTCGACAAAAAGGAATTCAAGATATGAAAACGCCATGCAAAGCATGCGGCGGCACCCAACGAAACAGCCGGGGCGGTGTGTGTACGCCGTGTGCAACCCACCGAATTCGCGACCCGGCACCACCTAAAATGAAAAAGGAAGAACCTAAAATGGAAAAGCAAGTACTCTACCTAAGAAAAAGACCGAAAACCTTCAAAGAAGTCATCGGCCAGGACGCAGCCGTGTCGACCCTGGTTGGGTTTGGAAAGAGAAGGCAGGTGCCACACTGCATTCTGATATCGGGCGGTAGTGGCACCGGCAAAACAACCCTACTCCGTATCCTACGAGAAAAGCTCAAGTGCGGTGATGCCGATTTCACGGAAGTGAATGCCGCCACCGCTAACGGCATTGACATGGTGCGGGACATCCAGCGGCGGTGCCACCTATCCCCAATCTCCGGGCCGTGCCGGGTCTGGGTCATAGACGAGTGCCACCAACTAACAACGCAGGCCCAGAATGCCTTTTTGAAGATACTAGAAGACACCCCGGCCCATGTGTACTTCTTCCTTGCCACCACGGACCCACAAAAGCTGATAAAAACGGTTCGGAGCCGGGCCACGGAGATCAAATTGGCCCAGGTACCCAACACCACCATCGCCAGGCATGTGGTGGCCATTGCGGCCGAGGAGGGTTGGTGCATGAGCCAGGACGTGGCGGATGCCATTGCGGAGGCGTCTGAGGGTGGCGTGCGGAAAGCGATGGTGATTTTGGACCAGATTTCATCGCTGACAGATGAGGCAGACCAATTGGCCGCCGTGGCGGCCGCTGACATTAAAAAACAAGCGTTCGAGTTGGCACGTGCCCTCATGGCCCCACGCATTACCTGGGCCACGGTGGGCGCAATATTGGCCAACCTAGAGGACGACCCGGAGTCCCTACGGTACATGGTGCTGGGGTATGCGAATTCCGTTCTAGTGAAAAAGGCGGATGGCCGTGCGGCCATGGTTATTGACGCGTTTCGAGATAATTTTTACGACTCAAAGAAGGCCGGCCTAACTTATGCATGTTTCCAGGTGTACCAAGAGGCGACAGGTAAATAGAGCGGGGGCCGCGGTGTGACCTGTGTTGGCACGTGGGCCACCTAATGCAGTGCTCCTAAGAGCGGTTGTTGTATGCAACACGTTCCTCATTTGACGGGCGGTGGGTAGAACGGCCAGCCAGCGTGGTGGCACACCGCCCAATTTTAGAAAGTAAAAGATGAACCCATTTAAGATCAACGAAAACGAACTAGACCGGGAGTGGTTGCGGCAGCCGGAACTGGTGCATGACTACGCGGTACGGCTGGCCGAGGCTCGCCGCGACGCGGATGACGCTACGAACGGAGTGGTGGTGGTGCGTGCCGACCTAGATGGGCAAATACGCGCGGACCCGGAAACGTATGGGTTGGCAAAGGCAACAGAGGCCGGCATCGAAAACACCATCCCACAGCAGCCAGAATACATTGCGGCCCTCCGGGCCGTGGTGGAAGCCAGGCACGCCGTGCGGATTTTGGAGGCGGCATGCACCGCCCTGGAGCACAAAAAGCGTGCTTTAGAGAATTGTGTTAAACTTTGGCAGAACGACTACTTTTCGGCACCACGTGCCGAAGTGGTTGGGAAGGCCACCGAAGCAGAAAAAACGGCCGCTCGCCGGCGTGGCGTGCGGCGTACCGCAAAGAAATCAGAGGAATAAATAAATGAACGACAGACGAAAGCGAGAAGAGAAAGTATCCGGCCGGCGGCGTGCCACCGAGCGGAAATCAGAATTCGGCAGCACCATGCTCCGACTACCGCCGGACGTTTCCCAATTTCAGCTCAAAGACACAAAGACACGGCGGGTTGAAATCGTGCCGTACGTGGTTGGGGCCGGCAACCCGTGGGCGGATGCTGGGGAGTTGCACTATGAGCGGACCTTTTGGGCTCATCGCGGCATTGGGGCCGGAGAGGATTGGTACGTGTGCCCACAAAAAACGGCGAAGCAGAAATGCCCAATCTGCGAACACCGTGCCGAGTTGGCCCGGGATAGCAACGCCGATGATGACTTAATCAAATCATTGGCACCAAAGGAGCGGCAGCTTTGGAATCTCTTCGACCATGCCGAGCCGGATAAGGGGGTGCAGGTGTGGGAGATTAGCTTCCACCTTTTTGGCAAATTGTTGGATAGCAGGATCGAGGCTGACTCGGCAGACCCAGACGCAGCCGGGTACGAGTATTTCGCGGACCCCAGGGAGGGTGCAACCCTACGCATCGGAGTTTCGGAAGAGGCCTTTTCCGGAAATAAGTTTTATGAAGTGTCTGATATCGATTTTAAGACCCGAAAAAAGCCACTGGACCAGGACATCTTAAACGCGGCCACGTGCCTTGATAAGTGCCTAATTGTGCGGACGTACGACGAGCTGCACGCCATTTATCACCAATTGGAAGACGTGGCCGATGTTGGTGAAGAAGTGGAAGACGAAGAAGAAGAACCGGCGGTGGCACCCAAGACAAAAGCCAAACCCAAACCCAAGGCCAAACCCAAGGCCAAACCGGCGGATGACGACGACGATTGGGAAGACGAAGAAGAAGAACCGGTGGCACCCAAACCCAAGGCCAAACCCAAGGCCAAACCGGCGGATGACGACGACGATTGGGAAGACGAAGAAGAAGAACCGGTGGCACCCAAACCCAAGGCCAAACCCAAGGCCAAACCGGAGCCGGCGGATGACGAATGGGATGATTGGGATGACGACCCTGAAGAGGCACCCAAGCCCAAGGCCAAACCGGCACCCAAGGCCAAACCGGCACCCAAGGCCAAGCCCAAGGCCAAACCGGCGGATGACGACGACGATTGGGGAGATGCGACGTTTTAACTGATTATTCAAACTCCGACGAATAGCGGGTAGAGGCGCCACCATGGGCCGGGCTTAACCGCCCGGCCTTTTATTATGAATAACCACAACATAGAAGAAATCAGGAAGCAACTCATGGCCACCACGGCACGTGCCAAATACCCTCCCGGCAAAATGCTTGGCTCGGGTTCTACACTACTCAACCTCGCATGTTCCGGGCATTGGCAGGGCGGGTGGCTCCCGGGCTCTTACGTGTTCATCGTTGGGGACAGCCAATCTGGAAAAACGTTCTTCGCCCTAACGTGTTTCGCGGAGGCATGCCAGAATAAGGCGTTCGACAATTACCAGCTGATCTACAATGGCACGGAGCATGGTGCCAAGATGGACTTCACCCAATTCTTCGGAAAGCAGATGGCGGCCCGTGTTGCACTACGCAACAGCCAGACCATTGAAGCATTCTACGATGATCTTGACGAAACATGTGCCGACGATCGGCCGTTCATTTACGTGCAGGATAGCATGGATGGGCTGACCAGTGCATACGAAATAGAGAAGGCTGCGGAGGGCCGTACGGCACGTGTAAAGGGCCGGAAACCGAAGGGGGACTACGGCGACGGAAAAGCGAAAATCAACAGCCGAAATCTACGCCGCATCATGGGCCACCTGGCCGCCACCGGCTCCATCCTAATTATCATCAACCAAACCCGTGACAACATAGACGCGGGGTTGTTTGATGCCAAGAAAACCAGAGCCGGCGGCCATGCACTAAAGTTCTACGCCGATATCGAAATATGGACCAGCGTGTCCACGGCAATCAAACGCACATACAAGGAAAAAGATGTTAAAATCGGAGGCCTAATCCGGGCCAACGTAAAAAAAAA